TCACAAGTTTCCAGAACTCTGCAATGTGCGCCATCATATGCTCGATGTAATCGTTGTCCTTTGAAATGCATACACATTCCCAACGCCTGTTGCCAAAGATGACAGACAGGTAGCAATGCTGTACGCCAGAAACCATCAGATAGAATTGTATCTGCGGCATATACTGCTTGATGCAGGATTCCATAGTGTTGCGATCATAGGTGTGCTTGCATTCAACGATAGCATTGGCATCGTGCATATAGCCGTCAACCGTTCCCTTACACTCCACAGAATTGTACACCCCCATGAACTCAACTTGCTCTCGCATATGATGTTCGTTGTTCATCTGCTGTTGATGAAACCATTGCAAATTAAAGTCTTCAGTAAAAGACCCAAGCTGTACTGCAAAGTTTTGGGATAGATCGTCAGGCTTAACTTGCCCAGTCTTCTCAAGCCAGAGACTGTGCCAGTCACCGTCCATAATGCGGCGAGCATCACTGCCGCCAATAAAACCTAATCTGTTCATGATTGTCCTCCTTCATATAACCTATTGGTTTTGCACCATAAGTGCAAGTTTTTTGTTGGTCAAAGTCTCCAACAATCGTTCTCTTTTCTTGAGTCTCCACCCGATATGTTTCCAGAACTCAGCAAACGCTGGCCAGAATGTAGACTCTTTGACCACATTCTCGATAGCACAAAGCACAATGTCTGCTGGATACTCGCCCAACTGCTTGGCCATAATATTGATGCGAAATGCAACATCATCAGCCGATTCGCCCGATGGCTTGACAACTAGAGCAACAAGCATTTGCAACTGGCGTTTGATCATGTCATCTGGCATAGGCACAAGTGAAGACTGCACAGCCTCAAGGCACTTGTCGCAAGTCTCGATGTCTTCAATTACAATATCGAAACCTGTTGTAATTATGTCACACTTGTTATCTTTTAGGTAACGAACATTAGTTAGTTCATTGACCCTGTACCCTGTTATTGATTCCAGCGAAGAAACTAGGCTTTTGTCTACTGTACTGGGGCTTGCCACCTGCATCAGTCGAGCGGCGGCTTTCTGCTTCTTTTCTGTACTTAATTGAATTGCGACACCAGTTTCTGTAGGCAGTGTCGATGTTGGCAAAGAGCGACCCTTTGCTGATGTGGTAATCACAGAACCGATTTGTTTCATCGTCATGATCTAAATTCTCCTGTAGTTTTGCATTGATGTTTTCACACAATGCGATTGATGGTCGCCAGTTCTCTGGCACTTGTTGCCTCCTCTTTTTCTTTGGTTTGTCATCAACGAGCAGTGGCGCAATTGTGCTTGCAAATATATCTGCATCAATGATGACAACCTGTCTTGGCTTGCCTGTCTTGCGTTTGTAGATAGCGATGTCTCGCTCTTGCATTACAGTGAATGCGGATGGGAATGATCCGCTATCCCTGTACTTCACTTCTACCACAAGTTCTTCTCCTCCGATTTCGATGACGAGGTCGCCTCGATACTCTCCTCCCAGTTGTCCAGAGAGCGGTTGTTTCTTCGCTTTGAAGCCGATCGCTTCGAGCCAGTCAAGGATTTTTGTTTCATGATAGCTTCCCTTTCTGCGCTGAGATGTTCCCATCCGTAATACTCCATACAGTCTACGCAGTATGTTGCGCCGCTTGCCAGCACAACAAACCACAGTTGAATTGTGTTACACTTCTCACATAGTGCAGGTTTGCCTTCGTTCTTCTTCGAGACTTTGCGCCTCGCTCGTTTGGCATTTTTCTGTGAGGTTGATTTGTAAGCCAAGTGCGTCTACCCAACAGCCAAGCATAAATCCAGAGGGCATACGCTTGTACTGTTCCCATTTGTGAATTAGAGATTTTGTGCAACCAATCTTGTGCGCCAGTTCTTCTTGCGACCATGATAGTTTGTATCTCTGTTTGATAAGTTGATCGACCATATATTCATAGCCATTATTCATATCCTCCTCCGATAAGAGCCTCCAATTCTTCATCAGTTAGGCTATCCATTTCTTTGCTTTCCCAGTCAATATAATTGGTAGGTGTGCGTTTGATCTGTCTGGCCTTCTTGCGTTGTTTTGGAGAGGGTGGTGCTGGCCTCCGCTTCTTGGGGGCTTTGGCCAGCACCTCCTCTTTTGTTTGAAAGGTTACATTGTACTCATCACACTGCTTCGATTGACAACGCCTCGTTCTGATTATGTTGCCTTCTTTGAAGCGTGAGTCTGTAACCTTGGTGCGTTTCTTACATTTCTGGCAGAGCATCTTCTTTCCTGTACATACCCTTTGACCACATGATCTGTTGATTGCGGCCAGACTTTAGTGACCTACGCTTTCTATGATCAACAATCACAAGACCTTTTTCTTTCAGTTGTTTGTATCGAGCAGTCACTGTGCTGTATCCATATTCATGAAGCATACCTAATACATCTTCAGAGATACAGCCTCGAGTGCCAAAGGCATCAATCGTGTCGTAAACAATTTTCTCCATTCGATTAACATCGAGCTTCTCTGCCGCCTCATGGCTAGTGCTTGGATCTTCATTGCGTACTAGCTTGTACGCTGGTGTGTCAAAAATATTATCCATCGTAGTTCTCCTGTCTGATGGGTTTAATTTGCCCCTTGTATCTAGTAAAGGGGGCGTTGCTTTCTTCGACTTTACCATCACCATTGCAGGTAATGCACAAGTCCCAGTCCACGCACCCGAATCCATCAGGCACATGAACCCAACCTTTGTCACAGTTTGGACAATCAATAAGGGACTTCATCATCAATCTCCTCTGGTGGATGCGCTTCTTCCCAAGCCTTTATTGCTCTGGCTAGAAACTTTTCCTTGTCAAACTTGGGATTGGTTGCCGCAAGTTTGTCTGCCATATCTGCAATGTGAGTCGGCCACCCCATAATCGGGGCGACCTCATCAGCCAGAAACTCATAGTGTCGCTTTTGCATTAATGCCATTATGCAAGCCTCCAAACTCTGTAGCCATTGTTTGTGTCAACGCCATTGTTTTTACGAATAGCAAGACGCATTCCCTTGCGGTGATACTTTTGCCGAACGGCAAGGCATTCTTTTTCTGTAGATACAACAAATGACTCGCCCACTTCTAGATTTGGAAAGCGATACTTGCTGTTGCGTCCATATTGTGGTGGGGGGATTGGGATGTCGTTTGATACATGGTACATTATTTGATCTCCTTGAGTTGTGGGATGTGTGGTTCATCATCAGCACTGTCATATCTCAATACCTCATAATAGGTATCTTCAATGCTTTGGATGTATTCAGACGCAGTTTGTACACGGTATCGAAACTGATTACCGTCTTCATTTGACTTGCGTTCTAGTTCTTGCAATGCCACACGAGCATCACGAACAAGTTGGATGTATGACTTTGACATTTGTTTCTCCTTTTGTTTAGAGGATGGAATCTGCCACCCCTCACCATCGGCAGGGGGTGGCAGTTCCAAACTCCTACACAGTTTGTAGTTGTGGCACAGCTTTGGCCACTTGGTTTTCACGAAGGCGGCGTGTTGTTGCCGGACTGCGTGACTCATCAGTGTGCGTTGCCCATTCAGTCATGGTGTTGTACAACGCCCACTTGTTCTTGCCCAGATGACCTGAGTTGCTATTCCACATACCCATCAGGTTATCCAGTTGTTTGAAGTTGTGCTTCTTCTCTGATGTGTTGTTACGCACCTGACAGAGTGAAGACTTGAGGAATGACTCAGCAGTATTGTCGCCAATCTTGATAGACATCCATTCACGATACATATCTTTTGAATTGAAGAATGCATCGAGGCCAGCGTGGATCTTGGCTGTTGATGAGTAAACATTCACATTGGTTGTATGCTTGGCCACTGTCTTAGCCACAGTGTCTGGCGATGTACAGCCATTGAGACACCAAAGGCGCAGACCCTGCGCTTGCATACCGAATGCCCAGCTTGCCTGTTTCATCTTTTTGCACCGAGAAAGAAGATTCAGACTGATTAAGATCAGGAGGAAATACCGGTATATCCTTATAAAGGCAATCTTGGCGAAATACAGCCAGCTTATCGGTATTGCCCGCATCAAGGGCCATGGATGCAGCCAAAAACTCAACTGGATAATTTGCTTTCAGCCACGCTGTCTGATAGCTAACAAGCGCATAAGCCGCAGCATGTGATTTATTAAAGCCATAGCCTGCAAAGGAAGCGATTTGATCAAAAATATCAGATGCAAGCTGTTGTGAGATATCATTATCAGCAGAACCAGAAATAAAAATTTCACGTTGCTGGTCCATCTCTTCCTTGATTTTTTTACCCATAGCGCGGCGCAAAATATCCGCACCGCCAAGGGTATATCCAGCCAAGGCGCGCGCTGCCTGTTGCACCTGTTCTTGATAGATCATAATCCCATAGGTTTCATCCAAAATAGGCTCAAGCAACGGGTGCATATAATTAACCTGCTCATGACCATGTTTCCGGCTGATATAAAGCGGGATATTTTCCATTGGTCCAGGGCGATATAAAGCAACCACCGCAATAATATCTTCAAAACGGTCAGGCTTTAGCCCTTTCAGCACATCGCGCATCCCGCTTGATTCAAGCTGGAACACCCCCACCGTGTCGCCATTCGTCAGAAGCTCAAATGTTTTCGGATCATCAAGCGGTATATTCTCAATATCCACATCAATATCACGGCGCTTTAGAAGCTCAATAGCACGCTGAATGACAGTGAG